AGTTGTTTTCCCTATCGTTAGAAGAGTTTTCTCTAAATTATTAGCAAACGATATCGTTTCAGTACAAGCTATGAACTTACCAATCGGTAAATTATTCTACTTCGTACCTAACATTCAGGCGTATACTGACCCTGCAAACTTAGCGAATACTGGTATTCACTATGCACCTTACGGTTCACCAAACGCAGCTGCTGATCAAACTCCAAACTCTGGATATGATTACAACGCAACTAAAGACCTTTACGATAGATTCTACGAAGGTAACGAACCAGCATTAGACCCACCAGGTTTATTTGACTATTCTAAAGGACAATATTCTTCAATCACTGCTACAGTAGTTACTGTTGTTTGGGATTCAGCAGGTTTATTACAACCTTCAGGATATACTGAGTCTGATTACAGAAAAGTATTGATTGCAATGTCAGGTTTCGCAAATGCTGGAGCTGGTAAATTAATCGGTCCTGATGGTCAACCAATGGATAACGAAGCATTCTTATCTGATTTGACTATTAAAGGTGTTGCGGATAACCCAACCACTGCAGCAAACGTAAACAACCCTTACTTATTCAGAGTTGTAACTCAAAGATATGGTAAAGGTATCGTTCAGTATGGTAACAACAACGATACGTTGGCATTCCCTGAAAGTAGAACAGACGGTGGTCAATATGACAACATATGTGATGCTAATGGTATTATCTACTTAGAAGTTGACTTACAAGTACCAGTATGTATCACTTGTGGTGGTTCATTAGACGGTTACACAGGTTCAACATTCTCTTCAACTACTGCTAATGACAGTGCATTCTCGGCTACTTATAGAATCTATAAGAACTTAGAATTCGAAGATAGAATTGGTGAAGTTTCTTTTGACCTTATGTCAGTAACAGTTTCTGTAACTGAAAGAAAGTTAAGAGCACAGTGGTCTCCAGAAATGGCACAAGACGTTGCGGCATTCCACAACATCGACGCTGAAGCTGAATTAACGGCTTTATTATCTGAGCAAGTTGCAGCTGAAATCGATAGAGAAATCTTGAGAGACCTTAGAAAAGGAGCGGCTTGGAACTTAAGATGGGATTACAATGGATGGAAGAGATTAGGATCTAACGCAGTTCCTTATACTCAGAAAGATTGGAACCAAACTCTTATCACAGCAATCAACCAAATTTCAGCACAAATCCACAAATCTACATTAAGAGGTGGAGCTAACTGGATCGTTGTTTCTTCTGAAATCAGTGCTATCTTTGATGACTTGGAATACTTCCACGTATCAAACGCGGCTCCTGAGCAGGATCAGTACAACATGGGTATTGAAAGAGTTGGTACATTAGCAGGTCGTTATCAAGTGTATAGAGACCCTTACTTCCCACCAAACCAAGTGTTGATGGGTCACAAAGGAACTTCTCTATTGGACACAGGTTACATCTACGCACCGTATGTACCTCTACAATTAACTCCTACAATGTACAATCCGTTTAACTTTACACCAATCAAAGGTATCATGACTAGATACGCTAAGAAAATGGTGAATAACAGATTCTACGGAAGAATCACAGTTGATGGAGTTAGAACATTTGACTTGAGAGAATTGAGATAATCAAAATTTCGATATGGTAAAAAGGGACAAGAAATTGTCCCTTTTTTTTTATTCAGGTATTTATAATAAATTGTATATTATGATTAAGCAAACTTGGGAAATATCTAACGACGAAAGAAACAGAATTTTATCTCTTCACGAATCGGCAACAAAGAATTTTTATTTATTATCTGAACAAAATACTGAAGACACTAAAAAAAAATCAATTAGTTTAACCAAACGAGTTGAATTCCCAAGTGGAATCCACAGTTCATCCTCAGTAAATCTTAATAACCTCATAGATTTAACGGAAATCGAAGATTTCTTAAAAAAATATCCAAATAATGAAATCATCATTAAATTAAAATCTAGTGAATCTCAAGTCCCAAATTATGATAGAGAAGTTACACCAAAGAAAAAACTGAATCCGGGTGATCTCAGTAAAATGAGGTATGAAACTATTCAAACTTTTATGACAAACTGGATGAATGGACTTGTGTCTAAAGGAATCATATCCCAACTACCTGAATTTGTGAACGATCAACCTATTATTGACACAACAACACCTTGGAATCCTAGCCCGGGATTAACTTCGTCTCAAATTTCGGCACTAGCCAAAGACCCAAAATATACTAAACATCAATTTGTTGAAATAACGGTAGAAGTAGTTAGTAAAGAAACACCTGGTGAGACAACTATGACTTTTGACGATGAACAGGTGGTAACCTCGAGAACACCATCTGCGGCAAAAAATCAGTATAATACATCACTATTTTACAACTATAGTTACGCGCCTGCTGCAGTCCTTGGTATGAGTCAGTCGGAAGCAGAAACTTTACCTGGAGCTTTATTAACTATGAATAGAGAACTCAATGTTCAGACTCCGATTAAAAAATTAAATCTTCCATCTTTTAAGGTCACGATAATTCCAAATGGAGGACAAACTGTACCGGTAATAATTTTGAAACAAATGAGTGGTAATGAAGTACCCACTTCACCAAAAAGTTGGTCCCCATGGAACGCATATATTACTGACTCATACGCACTTGAAGTTCCATTTCCAAATGATAGTAAAGAATTTCAATCTGCGTGGCTATTCATTTATTGGTATATTAAAAAAGGATTTCCGTCAGATTGGAATTTTATATCAAACAAACCTGAAAATATCGATTGGAGGTTAGTTGACCGAGGATTAGAAAGTGGTGGGAAACAAATACAAAATTCAAGTATTGAAACTCAAAAAAAAATATGGAGTTTATACCCAATGGATTGGTATTCTAAGATGGTGCAAAAAGTTTATTAGGAGAATGGTAAATAAATTTAATCCAAAGCAATGAAACAAAAGTAACTAAAGGTTCTATCTTTATTGTAAGATAGGTAGAACCTTTTTATTTTGTCATTAAGTAATAGTCGGTTGTGTGGAATAGAGTTTTTCCATTGTAAAAAACAATACATTGCTATATTATAATTTGTAGAGTGGTAGGTGGTTTGTCCAATGTTTTCTCCTGCAAACCTGAACGAAAACTTTTGGGAATTTATGTTTTCGGAAAATCCATTGTGACTGTAATCCTGAACCAAACTTCTACTTCGTTCATCGGCAAATTCCTTTATTGATTCATCTATAACTACCTTACTCAATCCATTTGAATATCGATACTCATTCAATATTTGTTCGAAATGTATAATAATTGGTGTATCATTATTTGGATTCTTGAACCCGAATAATAAAAATGAAAATAATAGAATAACAAATTTTTTCATAGGGATTATTTTTCTTCAGTAAAGTGGATATTCATTATTCTTAATGATTTGGAAACAAGTTCAGATTCTTGTTTAACTGTATATTTATTATAGTGAAAGATATTATAAGAAAAATAATTAAGGAGGTAAGCGGGGCAGGTTTGTCTGGTGCTTATTCAGGGCCACTTGTACTCGGACCACAAACATGGAAAGATGACCAACTTGGCCCTTTTACAGAGCCAGTTTATAAATATACGAATGCCCAACTTGCCTATCAAGAGGCTGATGGGGATTTTACAGAATCTCCCGAAGAAAGAAAAAAAATAGAACAAAGGACCAAGAATCTTAGTAAAATCAATATGGAAAAGAAAAAAACTTTCAAAGGTCAAAACGACGAGGATGGGTCAGCAATCAATCCAACTATGAGTGGAGAACCGTTAAAAGAAAAGCTAGTAAAAGAAGACTTAGCAGTTTGGTTCGGTACTAAGAAGAAACCTAAAGGTTCAAAACAACCTTCAGGACCATGGGTTAATATTTGTAGAAAGAAAGAAGGAGGAGGACATCCCCCTTGTGGTAGACCTGAGGCTGATAGTAAGGGATATCCTAAATGTCGTGCTAAAGGAGTTGCGGCAAACATGACCGACGCTCAAAAGAAATCAGCATGTTCACAGAAAAGACGTGCCGAGAAAAAAGATCCCAAAGTCGGAACTGGAAACAAACCAACTATGGTATCTTATAAACCAAAAAAATCCCAAAACGAATCATTAAGGGATTTAATTGTTAAAATTTTGAAAGAAAACATTAGATAAGTTTTTCTAAAATTTTTTTCAGTGAGTGTTGTACTTGGCTATGCATTTCTTTTTCAAATTTCATCCTTGCTTCTTCCACTTTGTTATCGAACAACCTTCCAAGTTTTTGCCCCATTTGTAATGAAATTGTGATGTCATAATTGTAAATATGGTTGGTAATGTTTATTCTATCTTCTTGAATTATGACAAACATTTCTAAAGTTTCATTCTTGATGTATCTTTTTTGAGATAGAGGGGCAATCAAAAATTTGGAATCCTCATGATTTATCAATTGACGACAAATTGAACCACCAGTTTTTTCATTATCATCAAAATTGACTTTTGGTTGAATTTTTCGATTCATCCTTATGAAAAATTTTAACCATAACTTTCTGAAGAATTTTTTCATGTCTTTTGTGGGATATAATAACTATTCAAAGATATGAAAATGATTTAAGAATAAAAAAGTATTCTATACATTTATTTTTTTAATAAATTCTTCCCAAACCTCAACAGTGTTATCATTTCTTCCAATATTTGCTGAGTAACATGTTAATACTACATTTTCTTTAGTATAACCTTTTGTGCGGTCTAATCTATCTAATGATGGTTGTTGTGGGTGTTTACCATTTTGGGAAGGAACTAAAGGTACTTTGAACCAATAACAAAGTCCATTTTGACTTTCAAGTATTTCGTTGATGTCGTTAACAGTTAATTTGTGATTATGTCCACGAAATTTAGAATCATGTATTAGCGTATTTTGCCATAACCTAACTCGTCTTTCTTTTTGTTTAATTCCTTCAGATTTTCTGAAATCTGAATCTATTCTTTTACATCTTTTATACTCTTTGGTTATTTCTAAAGTACAGGTTTTACATTTCAACCCCCTTTGAGATTTATAAAAATCATCAACACTTTTTGTTTCTCCGCAAATTTTACATGTTTTATGTGTTCCCATATATATAAATATATGGATAAACACAAAAAGATAAAAAAAAAAGGGAAATATTTCCCTTTTTAACAATAAGCCCCTGAACAATGTTTTTTACCGTCTAAACCCGGCATCTTACCTTTACATACTTGGACTCCGTAGCCGTTACTATAAGCTGAGGGGTGAACCTTAAACTTTCCCTTAGCGGCGGCTAAACCTCTAGCACAAAGTTTGGTTCCAGTTTTTTTTCTACCTTCGGACATTTCTTCATAATCAACATATTGTTCCATTTTTCTTTTCTCATTCATTATGAAATCAAAAACTTGGTCCATATTTGTTTTAGCTTCTGATACGTGGTCGTCAGCCCAATCATGTCCATCTTGTAGAATTTGGTCAATCATTTCTTCGTCCATTTCTAACAACATTTGACATTGTCTTGCAATTTGTTTTAGATTACTGAAGAACATATAATTTTCGGTTTCTTCTTGTTCACTCAAAACTCGTTTGACTAAATGTGATAAATCCTTTTCTGTTAATTTTACTATCTTACTCATGATTGTTTTGTATTTACGATTGAAAATGTTAATTGTCTCTTATAAGTATCTTTTTCTCCTGAAGTGTTCACTTGAATATCAACGAAATATTGATTTGGAATTTTGTCTCTCATATCGAATATGAAGTAATATTCATTTGGTGTTCGGTTCAATGGAGTCCAATCTTGTACTAATACTTCAGTTGTTCCTTCCATTACATAAACTCTGTAGAAACCTGAAACATCCAATAGAAGTACTTGTCCTGTGTAAGCCTTTTTGATTGTAACACCAACTTTTCTGATATCAGTATTAAGTATCTTTTCGTTTTGTAAGATACCATAGAAATCAAATCCAAATATTTCAGGTTCTTTAGACACTGAACCGATTTGGATACCTGAGGTATATGGTTGTAATGTAAATTGATTAGTCACATTAGGGATAGATTGTCCATTGATTGTAAGACCTGACCATACATCATAAAAAATACATGGTGTTGGATAGTTGGAAAACCCATTTGGAACGGTTACTTCATAAACACCTTTGGTTTTTAGACAGGTGGTTAAGGAACTCATACCCGCCACTGCGGTACCATTTCTATCTTCAATTCTTACAAAAGGGTCTGAATCAAGATTCGCGAAATCCCCATTTTGATAAACGTAT